AGGTAAGTTTAGCTTGCGCACTTTTGTGACAAGGCCGGCATGGTCTAGTGGATATTGGTCGATATCAATACAACCCCATATACAGGTGTTGTCTGCTCGAATAGGAATAATACCTAAACTGGGTTCTACGCCATTAAGGTGGTCAATCCATAGGTTATCAGTAGGCGGCTTACGGATGACCATAGCCTTACCTGCCTGTTTACCATTGTCTTTGGCTTTTTCAATTTTATATGTGCCATATGCAATATCTAATCCTTTGAATATTGCTTTAAATCGTGTGATGTCAGTCATTCTATCTTTCTCAGATTAAAGATGGGGTACTCGCTACGTCTGTGTACTGCGCTATTTAAACAATAGTATTAGACTCAGCATCCGCTTTCCCCCAAACACTTAGAAGGGTAAGTTTTCTTCTCTTGCTGCTTCGTCTTGATGTTTAACTTTTACATCACCGGCACTGATGGATTGTGCAAACAGTTTTGCTGTTTGATAAACATTAGCGTCTTCAACTGAACCAACGCGCTCTACTTCCCAACCAAACCATTTACCCTTGTCGTTTGACTCACCGACAGTAGATAGGCGATAGATTTGGCTATACATAGGAGGCGTGTATAAACCGTTCTTACCGTTTAGTTTAACAGACATCATCATTGAATTCCACTTACGTGACTTTTTCAATTGTGTTGATTTCATCACAATCAATGCTGGGCTTGGAGTGCCGTTGCTGTCCAATACCATTACATAATGGTTGGCAGTGTTTTCAATGTAGTTGCCGCTATCTAAATAGTCACGGTTCTCACCTGTCTCACGATGTGTTTTAGACAAGATGTCGCTAGTGCTTGGATAGATATTGATTGGTGCGCCTGAGCCGCTACCGCGTGGTGCCCACTCTATGTACTGACGAACATAGGCTGTAGGAACAACAAGGATGCCTTTCTTACCGTCATACAATTCACCTGTAACGCTGTTGTAAATCATACCGGGTAATGCGCCATCTACTTCACCCACTTCAGGAGAAGTGTTTGTTAATAGACGTAGGAATGGAAGCGCAAAGTCTTCCTGATTCATATTGTCAAAGCCGCTTTGTGCGTCGTCTTCAAATGATGAACCCAATACTAGTGCTGAACTACCTTTTACTTCTGCTATTTCTGATTTATTAGCCATGATGCTTTATCCTTTTTTCGTTATGCTGATTTAATTACTGCTTTTTGGCCAATGTATGCGCCAAACAACTCGCTGGGGAACTCGTTACCGCGTTCAACCTGCTCTTTAACCCATGCCTTTAAGGTCATCGGTTCTATCTTCTCGGCTTGATCAGCAGGGTAGCCAGTCTCGCCAAGTAGATTCAATAGACGTGCACATAGCTCGTCTTCACCACGTCCAAAGCGGACACTGACAGTGTTCTTAATAATGTCATCAAAGCCGTGGTCCCTGAGCCATTGATAGGCTTCAGCTCTACGTGCTTCTGAAATCGAGGCACTATAGAAGGCTTTAATTTCAATCGATGAGCCATCCTCCATACGGAACGCTTTCATGCCCATACCGGATAATGCCTCTGGAATAGATTCCTCGGTCAGCTTACGGTATTGCTCTTTACGTTCCTTGAAGACTGTCTCAAGGTCTAGTATTTCTTTTTCAAGATGCTTAGCACGTTTAGCTAGATTAGCGATGCCTTGAATGTCATCGTCTTTAACCTGAAGCGCGCCTGCGTCTTCCTCAAATGTATTCGTCAAACTCATCTATTTCTCCTTTCTTGGGGAACAAATCAACTTGGATTGGAATGTACCGTTTTTCTAGTTTATCCCATTTCAAGCACTTAAATCTACCATTATTTTTACTTGCTGCAATAGCACTGATGATTCCAATGGCAGTAGGATCACCTATAAAGAGGAGATAATCCTCATCCGTAAACTTTTCTAACTTACGTTGAATCCTGCGTACAGTAGGATACACGGAAAATGCAATTTGCGCATTAGGCGGTAATACTGTCTCTATGTCGCCATAGTTTAAAGCAGACGTAATGTTATGTGAACCCGTCTCAGAGACGACAAAAACTGTTGGCACTATATTTCTCCCTTTCTAAATTCGAAAAGACAGTGTACACTCACATTTATGGGATTGCAACCCTTAACTAGAAAGAAAGATCATGACAACTGAATTTTTACACAACTACCCGTTTAAGAACAAACCATTTTTACATCAACAAGCTTACCTAGAGCGCTTTTGGAACCATCGCGTGGCAGCACTGTTTGCCGACATGGGTACCGGAAAGAGCTTCATGGTCATCAATAATATAGCCATGCTATATGACCAGGGCAACATAAATGCTGTATTAATTGTCGCGCCCAAGGGCGTATACCGAAATTGGTTAGACACGGAAATACCCAAGCATTTACCCGCACACGTAGTATTTAGAATGGCCATATGGAACCCATCGCCTAAGAAGGCAGAGAAAGATGCGATGGATAGATTGTTTGATGTGACAGAAGACTTGAAGGTTCTAATCATGAACATTGAAGCGTTGTCCACGGAGAAAGGTGTTAAGTTCGCGAGTCGTTTCCTTATGTCGCATGAAGCGTATATGGCGATTGACGAGAGCACTACCATTAAGACGCCCACTGCTGCGCGGGCCAAGAACGCTGTTAAGGTAGGCAAGCTTGCTAAATACCGTCGCATTATGACTGGCTCGCCTGTCACTAAGAGCCCTATGGACTTGTACCAACAATGCGCATTCTTGTCTGAGGATTGTTTAGACGCCCGTAGCTTCTATGCTTTCCAGGCACGGTACGCGGTCACTGTAGAACGTAGCCTGGCCACGCACTCCTTTAAACAGGTTGTTGGGTATCGCCATCTTGACGAGCTGCAAGAGAAGATAAATCGCTTTGCTTTCCGCGTGACTAAAGAAGAGTGCCTGGACCTGCCGGATAAGATGTATACCAAGCGCGAAGTGGACTTAACCGAAGAGCAGATTAAAGCGTATAACGAAATGAAGACAATGGCACTGGCTATGTTCAAGGAAGGCATGGCGTCTACCGTCAACGCCTTGACGCAGATTATGCGCTTGCATCAGATAGTGTGTGGTCACTTAAAACTGGACGACGGCACGGTCAAGGAGCTGCCTAACAATCGGGTCAAAGAACTACTTAGCATTGTAGAAGAGACCAGTGGCAAGATCATCATATGGGCTAATTACCGCCATGACATCGAGGCAATCAAGATAGCGCTACAGAAGGAATACGGCATGAACTCCGTCGCCACGTACTACGGTGACACGGAATCAGAAGACAGGCAGCGGATTGTTATTGACTTCCAAGACCCTGAATCAGAGCTGCGTTTCTTCGTTGGCAACCCACGCACCGGCGGCTACGGCTTGACCTTGACGGCAGCCAGTGTGGTCGTCTACTTCAGCAATAGCTTTGACTTGGAAGTACGCCTGCAATCAGAAGACCGTGCGCACCGTATTGGCCAGACCAAGAACGTGACATACATTGACCTGATATCACCTAAGACAGTAGACGAGAAGATTGTGCAGGCCCTGCGAGCTAAGATTGACATCGCTAACCAAGTAATGGGCGAGGAGCTAAAAGAATGGTTGATTTAATCCCTATCAAAAAGTTATATAAATATGAAACACTGCAGCGTGTAGACGCCCCCGAAGGACGTCGCTATGTCTACCGTGAACAGAAGCTGCCAAGCGTAACGACGGTGCTATCCAAGACTAAAGACCAGTCTCATCTTGACGCGTGGGCCGCGAGGGTTGGGCAGGAGGAAGCGGACCGTATAAAGAATGAGGCCGCTACAGTGGGCACGCACATGCATGGGGTGATGGAACGCATGATAGCCTATCGCAACTTACCACGGCCAACGAACTGGCTGATGTGCAAGGGCTACGAGATGGGCTACAGACTGATCAACACATACTTTAAGAATATAGACGAGATATGGGGCTCTGAGGTCGCATTGTATTACCCGGATAAATATGCAGGGACCACGGACTTAGTGGGCGTGTATCGCGGAAAGCCTGCCATTATTGACTTTAAGCAGAGCGTTAAGCCTAAGAAGCGTGAGTGGATTGACGATTACTTTCACCAGCTGGCCGCGTATGCGCTAGCGCATGACATCATCCATGGCACTAACATTGAATACGGTGTGGTGTTGATGGCAGTACAAGACGGCACGACCATGGAGTATTCCACGGCCGGCCAGGAGTTTGTACGATATAAAGAAGAGTGGTTAAGACGCGTCGAGAAGTATTACGCCATGGACGAGATTGTGTCCATTGGGAATAAAGACTGAAGCATTTTACGGCTTGCAGACTGCTCGCCTTCTGGTCCTTGAGGCGTGGCCGATGATACAGGGCCCGGTGCTGGTGCTGCCGGGGCAGGTGCTGCTGGTGCAGGAGCTGCAGGCTTGTTTGTGCCACGAGTATTAGGAGCAGGAGGCATTCTACGAAGCTGTTGTTGAGCAGGTACTTCTGTAGCCCTTGCCTGAGCGCGTTCCTTAGCGTCAAGTTCTTCTTGTTTCTTCTCATCATCGTCCATTAACTGTCTAAAGGTAGCAGAAGAAGTCACGCCAGGTGAGTACATGCGGCGAAGAAGAGATAGATTTAATGCTTTACGATCGCCTTCTGTCTTACCCTTAGCCAAAAAGGCAGCTGTTACTTCATCATCTAAAGCAGCTTCCTCAAGCATCTTCATGGCTTGACGGGCAGGTGTTTTACTAAAGAAGTTGGATGTAGCCCGCGATACTTTAGAGGCCCATGCAAGGCTGCCCGGACCTCCTGGCTTAGTTGCAGCAGCAAGTTTTAGCCCTAACTGATTTATCGCAAGCGATTCTACTTCATTTACAACGCCTCCTGGCATGGTATTCTCTAGCCTACCTGCTTTTGCAGCTTCCGATATTCTGCTCATTGGATCCAGCAGACGTTTCATGTTCTTAAGCTGTGTTAATGACATTAGGCCATTGGCACGCATGATATTGACTACGGATGGCTGGCCACTTCTAATAGGCTTAAACAATGCATCTTCGTATGCTTGCACATCAAAGTTGCCATTTTTTGAAGCCATTTCAAAAGCGTGTTGGAATACCATTGAAACTAAACCTTTTTCCGCGTCGGCCCTAACTTTTGGATCGGCTTCTTTAGCGATCTTGACCATGCTACGCATGGCGCTAACAGGATTGTCACTATTAAGAGCATCGGTTAATGCACGGGTGGGATCGTCAGTATGCTTCAAAAGACTAGCAAAAGCTTTTTCTGATCTTAAGGATTTATTTAAAGCACTTTCCGTATCCACTACGGACATATACGTATGTTGTGCCGCTGCCACGCTGGAAAGCTCATTGGTTAGGCCTAGTCGTTCAATTAAGTCCGCATTTTTAGCGACGTATCTAGCCAGTCTATCTGGATTAATCAATCCTGTATTAGGATCTGCCATTTCAGCCACGGCAAGTTTAATGACGCGTGATTGAGCGTCGCGCACAGAAGTAAACTGTTGCGTAGACAAGTCCTTATATTTAAAAAGGGCAGTTGCTTGTGGGCTATCAATGCCAAACTGGGCAACAGCATCATCGTATTGATTACCCATAAATTTCACAGAGTCTTCTATTTCACGCATTCTTAGTGCGTTGACATCTCCGGACCTTGCAAACGCCTTGCTTACAAGAATCTCAGGCTGATAACGGTCTGCACCTAGTTTATTAGTAGCGTTTAATTCCCCGCCAAATGTACGGGTAAACGCATCATTTAGTTTCTTAGAGAACGCACGAGCGTTAGCGTACCCTGTTCCAGGAAGAGTGTTTAAATCATCTAATACACTTGACGCTAAGTGGCTGTATTTTTGCGCAGCGCCTGCTTCGCCTGCACCTTCTGCTTTACGGGCCGCATCTAGTAGCGAGCTTCGGAACGCAATTAGGTCATAAGCAGGAACTTGTTTTATTTTTATCTTAGCAAGGTATTCAGCAGGGATACGGCCGGTATCAATGAACTCCTGTGTCTGCATGCCTTGCCTGTATATTTTTAACGCATCTGCATTAACACCAAAACGTTTTAATGCTGAATTTACGTCACTAAATCCACGGCTAAGGTCTTCTGGCGTAAGATCATGCGCAATTTCCAAGAACGCTTCTTTAGTATTTTGAGGGGCCAATTTAACTGGCACAATAACCCCTTTGGCATTCTTTTTAAATCCTTCTGCACGAACTTGTGCGCCCCATAGGGAACTTTCCATTTCACGAGCATTAGACAATGCAGAATCCACTGATTTACGTAGAATAGAGCCAATCTCTTCTCTTGAGGCGGAGCCTGATTTACCTAGTGTTTCTGCGGCATTGACAGCACGAACTTGTGCACCATTGATGGCTGAGGTAAGTAAATTATCGTAATGGGCATCACGTAGTTTAGCCGCAGCAGTCATGGCCGCTGGATCGCCACTTGCCTGTAGTTTTGAAATAAGTGTTTTATACGCAACTAAAGCATCCGTTGCCATCTTATTAGATTGATTAGCAAAATCCACACTATTATTAATAAGTGTACGCTCTAACGAGGTAAACGGTGAAATACCTAGCTTTTGAGCAGCCGTAAGTTTAATGGGTTTTCCATTTACATCTAACGCATCAGGCGTATTTAGCTTTTTGATTAATGTCTCTACATCAAGGCCTGTGTCTTCTAAAAGAGAAGCATAGTAGTTGGCCACGTTCCGAGAGGCAGTGCCTGAACTAATGGCCGTATGGGCTTGGTTTTTTAAGTTTGAAACGGCTGATTTAGCATCGAACGCAAATTTACCTGGACTAAGTGTACCGAAGGTTATTTCCATACCTGTACGTAGCCAAGGACTGTTTGGGTCAGCGTCTACTGCCAGTGAACCACCTAAGGCAGAATACATATTAGACAACACTTCTTTCTTAAAGAAAGGCTTAGGATTAGCTCTAGCATATAGGCCAATCGCGCTAATAGCACGTTTTAATACACCTGCGCCTTCCCCTGCTTCTGGAAATAGTCTAGCCGAAGGTGACGCTACCATGCCTGATACAAATGTCTCAAACCATGCTTCGTGGGCCTTGGTCCCTTTAGGAGGCTCCGGTAGGTACTGCATTATGGCATCGGCAATAGTAGCGCCGCCGACTAATCCTGCCCCCACCCCACCAACATAACCCGCACCTACAGCATAAGGCGCTACTCTAGGAGGAAGTTTACTCAAGGTAGGCGCTAATGCCTCTCCAATTTTAAGCCCTGCTTTAATGCCCGCATAAGCCCCCGCACCTTCTATGGCACCTTTAGCTGAGCCAATGCCTGAAGCAATAGTGTAATCTGTAGCCGAAGGATTAGGGGAGGACTCCAAGCCTAAAGCCCTTAGGTTTTCTAAGGTAAATGGTTTGCTATTTGGGTCACCTGACCATTCTGGAATAGGAATAGCCTCTTTAGACAGCCCTGGAGGAGCGTTTTTCTCAAGAGACTTAAGATTTTCTAATGTAAATGGAGCACTACTTGGGGCTGCCGGTGCTGCATCCTCTGGCGCATCCTCGGATGATCCAAACTCTACACTTACTACCTGACCAGGGGTCCAAGATGGGTCTTTTTCTGCCATGTTACTTCCTTATCGTTTTTGAGGAGACCACTTAATCGTTTTAACCTTTGGAGTCCAGGTACGGTTTTCCGCATCGTAAATTAAATACTCTGCACCCATAGGAAGGTCAGCATACTCTTGTTGCGTAGAGACAGGAGGAGGTGCGCCAAGCATTTTAATGACCTTGTCTACTTCTGCTGCTTTTGCAGCCGCTTCATTAGTCACAGTAACCGCTAGGTTTTTATCTAATGCAGTTTTTTCGGCATCTTTACGAATAGTGTATAACGTACGAGCAAGCCCGATAACGCTATTTTTCGCCGCTGCTTCACTTTTAAAAGCTGAAATATTCAAGTCGGTGTACTTATCGATTGCATTTAGCTCAGTTTGAGTTAGTTTTGTTGTTTCGCGTAATGTGGCCTTAATTCTAGGGGCTAGATTTTCTATAATAGCCGTGTCTTGTTGCGCTCTAACTGCAATGTCGCCTGCCGGATTAAATGGGATTTTTTTAGATACCATGTCCCCTATATAACTGCCTAAACCAAACGCTCCTTCAATAGCACCATAGTAAGTAGGTTCATTAAAGGGTTCATATGCTAGTTTAGGTGTATTTTTTTTCAAGGACCTTTCATAGGCTAATAATGCATCTTGCGCATCCTTTTCCCCATTCTGTGCTCTTGTCCTAAGTTGGTTAAGTTGTTTTTCAGGTATTGTACCACCTGTCCATTCCGCCTGGCCAGTAGGTTCCGCAGAAGTACCGCCGGGGGCAGGAGCTGACCCAGGAGCAGGTGCTCTACCCGTTCCTTTATATGTTCCAGCAAGAGATTGGCGAAGCTGTTCCATAGTGCCCCTAGAAGTAAATGCATCCACCACTTCTGGGTGCTCTGTACCAGGAATAGTTTTCTCGACCTTACGACCCAGGTCATCTGTATAGATAGTGTAGGTAGGTTTAAACTGTTCCAAGGCTGCAGTGAAAATCATTCTGTCTTCTTCTTTGCTGGTCTTACCTTGGCCATATCTTTCTAATAGACCTGGTGTATTTATAACAACGTTCGCCCACTCGCTTTTTGGGAAAGCAGAACTACTACCTGACTTAAGAACGGCCGCATCGGCTCTTTGCTGTGTTGCAGCAAGTTTAGCATTATAATCACGCACGTTTTCCATGTCTTTTTCAGAAGCGGAAATAGCCATGCCCCGAATAGCGCGTTTTTGTTTGGCGTCTTCTGCAAGAATGCCACCAACCGCAGTTGGTAGTGTACGCATTGAACCGGCAAAACGAGAAGCGGCTGAACCCCCTCTCATCTGATTACCTTGATCATCCACGTTTGCTGCGTAATTAAAAGCACGACTACCTAGCTCAGCTAACATTTGTGCTTGGGTTAAGTTTTTGTCTGACCCCAATAGACGCTCATACATAGCGGTACGGGAATTAACTCCTGCCTCTAGGTTAGGGGCCGTCATAGGCTGTGCATTTAAAGTAGCTAAAAGCCTCCTACGGGATTGCGCAACAGTGTCGGCATCAAACATTCCTGCTGGAAATGAGGATGTGTCTTCAATAGGGGTTACGCCATCCTCGTCGGTCCCGTCTCTAAAATTTTGAACATAGCCGCCCATGGCCATGGCCACTGGTTCTTGAGGCATTGCTCCTTGGTCCGTGGGCAACGCACCGATGCCACCCATACCTGCATCTGCAGGCATTGGCATACCTTGTGGCGCCATTCCTTGGTCCATGCCCGGTGGCATGCCCGGTGGCATGCCTTGAGGCATACCCTGTGGAGGCATTGGAGCACCTTGTTGCTGTGCTAGTACTGGTTGCAATAAGGCAAGCACGTCTTCTGGGGTGTCTGCCGCAGCGTTGTATCCCACTAAGTCAGCAAGTTCCTCGACCCGCGCATCGATAGAGCGCATGTCACCACGAAGGTTATTCATCAATATTTCTGGTGAATTAGGACGACGATCGGCTACTTTCGCCGCTTCGTTATCGTCCATCTCGTATTGGTCTTCGCTGTCATCTTCTTCCATAGCATCCATAAAGCCCTGCATGATGCCGACGTTTTCTACGTCAGTCTCATCTACTGGTTTTTTAAACATGGGTCGATCTGTTATCTTAGATTTCATGGTATTTCCTTAAAATAAACCAGCTTTACTTGCTGCAGCCGCTGTGGTAACGCCGCCTAGTACTGTACCCGCTACTGTTTGGAAAGTAGAAGGCTGAGGTGCACTAGAAGAGGTCATTGACATCTGTGAGGTTGGCGCATTTTTGTAGATATCTGAGACAAAACCCAATTGTTGATACGGTGCCATTGTTTCTTGAAGCTGCGTATTACGTACAGCATCAAGTTGATTTTGAGCATTTTGTTGTTCAATAGAGCCAATGCCACTTAACAAGTTGACGTCTGTCACGCCTGCACGTTGAACAGCCTCGCCTATCTGACCCTGAGCAGTACCCATATTAGCAATGTTAGTACCAATATTACCCATTGTATTAGCTTTACTCAAGTCCACATTAGCAGCAGATGTACCTAACGCACCTATGCCTTGGCCTAGATTGCCCAATGTGGCCGCTTCAGAGGCAGATAAGTTGCCCATATTGGCTACACCAGACTGCCCTAGTTGCGTATTGGAAATAGCTTGATTACCTAAGGTGCTGCCTATATTAGCAGTCGTATTAGCTGCATTACCGTATATGTTAGAGGCCACATTTCCTATGTTACTTTGTGTAGCGCCTGCATTGGTCAAGCCTTGGCCCATGTTGCTGTATATGTTAGCCTCGTTAACACCAAGTGCGCCTGTAGCTTGCCCTGCATTAACTAAGTTCTGACCGGACTGACCGTATACATTGGCTACCTGGGTACCTAGTGCACCTTGTTGAGAACCAAGCGTTCCTTCCAGCCCTGCCTGAGTAGCAAGAATGTTAGATGCATTGGTCCCTAAGGCGCCGGTTGCAGTACCAGCATTTGTTAGGCCTTGGCCCATATTAGCGTATATGTTGGCTTCATTAGCCCCTAAAGCACCTGCCGCTTGCCCAGCGTTGGTTAGATTTTGACCTGCTTGACTGTACACATTAGCAGCGGCTGTACCTAAAGCACCTTGTTGACTACCTAACGTGCCTTCTAGACCTGCTTGATTAGCAAGAATATTAGCCGCGTTAGTGCCTAGAGCACCGGTAGCAGTACCTGCATTTGTTAGGTTTTGACCTGCTGCACTGTAGATATTAGCAGCATTTGTGCCTAGATTACCCGTAGCAGTACCTGCATTTATAGTGCCTTGACCGGCAGTAAGTTCGCGTTGACGAGCTTGTTCAAAGGCCGTCATACCTGCTGTCTGAGCCTGGTTGTAATTAGCAGACATGTCTTGGAATACGCGTTGTGACATCAAGTCTTGAAGGTTACGCTCTTGTTCAGCGCGTTGAACGCCTTCACGTGTACCGCCAAATGCGCCTGAACGAACAGCTTGAGCTGCTGTTCCTTGGGCCGCGATAGTTGCTTGACGACGCATTTCTTGTAGGGCCTTATCCGTTACTTGTTGTTGATACGGATTCATGAAAGCCTGTGCAGATTCTGGATTATAGGATGCCGTGCCTCTATTTAGGCCTGCAATACCCTGATCAACAATATTTAACCCTCTTTCCTGTGCAGTAATGCCCGTGCCAACCATTTGGTTAGCCATACCTGCACCCTGTGCTACGTAGTTTTGACCTGTTTGTTGAGCACCAAGACCTGCGTCAGATATACGGCCTGCGGTTTCTATCCCACGACCTATAGTAGCTTGACCTTGGCCTATGGCAGGCATAGCAGCGCCCACCATTTGATTGGCCATACCAGCACTTTGACCAACCATGCCCTGGCCAATGCCCTGTGCCGCAGCACCACTTTCCATTCTGTTATAGGCTTCTGCGCCTTGGCCCACCATAGCTTGACCTGTTTGTTGCGCACCTAAACCGGCTCCTGCTATCTGACCGGCCGTTTGCATACCTTGCCCAATAGACTCCTGGCCTTGTGCTAAGGCAGGCATCGAGGCAGTTACCATTTGATCGGAACGTTGAGCGCCTTGGCCTACCATACCTTGTCCTGCTGCTTGTGCAGCAGCGCCGCCTTCCATCTGGCCGTATGCATTGATACCTTGACCAACTGTACCTAACGCGGCGCCCTGTACTGGAATACCTGCATTGATAGAGTTTTGCGCCATACCTGCTGCAGTGCCTAATACCCCTTGTGATTCACCTAGGTTAGCTTGTAGGTAATTGCCGGCTAAGTCAGCCGCTTGGCCAATGCCTCCTGCAGCATTTACACCTGCATTCATAATTCCTTGCGCATTAGCAAAGGTAGGCGCCGCATTTACATTGGCAGCAACGTTTGCGCCTTGGCCCGCGATGTTTTGACCTTGTGTAATGCCAGCTGATGCTGCATCTAGGTAAGGTTGATAAGCACCAATGCCTTGTTTGGCAAGGTCTATGGCCTGGTTAGTTGTACCAGATAAAGCCGCTGCCTCCTGGGCAGGTAAGTTTAGTGGTGTTTTGTATAGATTTTGTGCTTCTTTTAAGAGACCTAGTTTATAGGCCTCAATTTCGGGAGCTTCCCGTACAATCTGGGTACTGGTTTCGTTAGCCATTTATTTCCCTCTCTTTTCGAGCTGTTTCATTAAGGCGTACATGCGTTTAGCGCCTTTTCTGCGTGATCCTTGGCCCATGGCACGTACTGCCTTAGCTGTAAATACAAATTCACCGTCTGATAACATCGCTGGGACAGAATCAGAAGTCCCGGTACCTGGACCGCTAATAGGGCCATTTTTACGAGGGAAATCCTCAAGTGAAGCAATCCCCCCTTTAGCCAGTGCAACTGGGGCCGTCGTTTGATACGGATTATTTTGTCTAGCATAGGGATTACCGGCATAGGTAGTATTAACTCCACCAAACTGCAGTCCGTATTTTTCTGGTTCTTTAGCTAATAAATCAGCACCGGTAGTTTTGAACATGTCCGCATTAGCAGGGGGTTCGGCTGGAATAGGTTTAAACGCACCGCCTAGATAGGCTGCACCTAGGCCGACCGCGGCCATCGGACCGTAGGTAGATAACATGCCTGGCATTGCTGCCTGATAGGCCTCTTTACCAAGGCTTACTGCCAATTCTTTAGGCATATTAGCTGCAATCGCTTGCTCATATGCTTTCGTAGCCGCTTCCTGAGCTGCTCCTACGCCTTGTTGCTGGATAGCAGAAGGAGAAATATTTTTATACGCAGCAGAAGCGGCATCCCCAAAATTACCCGCTTTTAAGGAGTCCATTACACCTGGAGTAGGCGTAGGCGTTGCAACAGGAGCCGTAGCAGCAGTTGGTTGAACCGGTGCAGTTGGAGCCACGGGTGCTGGCACGTTGGCCGTAGGCAGTTGAGGGGCAGTTGGCATTGCAGTTCCGTCCATCGGAATGCCTTGAATACCTTGAAGGCCCTGTGCACCTTGAACACCTTGCGATATATCGTAGGTGGCTACATCAGGGGTTGGAATAGAAGGTAGTGTCTCAATACCTTGCGGAGTGACTGGGGTAAAGCTGCCTTCTGTTACAGGCGCTGGAGTAGCAGGGCCAAAGGATTTCATCACGCCGGTAGCAACACCTGCCATGGCACCTGCAACGATACCGCCTTTAAGCGCATCGCCTAGTTTTTGACCAGATACAAGGTTAACAAGAGTACTACCTGCAAAAGTATTTACTGCAGAAGCCATCGCACCTGTCATTCCCATGCCACCTGCTAGGTTAAAACCTGCAGGGCCCATGAAGTATACAGCAGCCATGGTAAGAGCAATCTTGCCAAGAGGACTTTGCGCAATCTTTTTGATTACCTTGCCTAGGCCTTTAACTGCGCCTTTTACAACCTTACCTATCCCTTTAAATATTTTCTTAAATAACCCAAACTCACGAAGGCCCGTGTCAGGGTTAATAGTACCGCTACCGCCATTTTCACGAAGCATGCGAGCTTCTTGAGGGTTGATGTGGGCCAAAATAGTATCCTCACCACGGCCCATCTTAGCTAATTCTTGGGATATTGCTTTAGCATTGATAATACCACCATCTGCAAAAGCAGGAACAGCAGGGGCCATAGGAGCCTGTTGAGACTCTAGTTGGTCAAGGGCTAAATTAAATGCGGCAAAGAAGGCAGGGTCGAACTGCTCTGGAAGCAAGTCTTCAGGCACGCCTTCTGCAATAAGGCCTTTTCTATCTTCAGCGTAATCCTGGGGTGCCGCTAAGATATTGTCTACCATCAACTGCAAGGCATCAATAACTTCTTGAGACAAGTTCATTGTAGCTAGTTCACGAATGAATTGATCCGCCAATGCTGGATCCGCTTCCGCAATGCCGCCTAAGATGTCTTTATTGAACTCGCGAGGACTATTTTTCGCGTAGCTTTCAATAACCGGACTGAACTGAGACGGATCAATTTGACCGCCTGCCTCTTGTGGCTGCCCTTCTTGGAGCGCCATAATACCTTGCATTTCTTCCGCCATGTTTAACCTTTCCCTAATACATAAATGGCCTCACAGGGCCGCACCTCAGTAAAGGAGGCGAAGATGTTGTAATTATGAGCTATTTTACTAGTTCCTGTCTACAAGCAATGCAGAAACAGTCACATTTAAATCAGCTGCTGATGAAGTTATTTTTAAGATATCTGTAGCTTCCAATATCAAAGGTCCAGCTACTTTTCCCGACAATAAGTCAACATAGGCATTAGTAGCAACCGCTAGAGCAGGAGCAATCGTTATAGTCCCTGTTCCTAATGGGGCAAATGCTGCCGTTACATTTATAGAAGAACCTGTTGGATTAGATACAATAATTGATTTTACAATTGCCGTTGTAGCCGCAGGAACGGTCAATATGTCCTCTGTCGTAGCTCCGGAAAAAGCTTTGTAGTAACGTTTATATAAGTTTGCCATTAGTTGCCATAGAACCAGGCCATAGCCTCGCCCTTATCCTCGGTTACGTTAGGAGTGTAATTACTATTAAGTTGCAGAATAATCTGCTCTAAAGACCTAATAAACTGGTTAATTTGGTCAGGGCTATACTGATTTGCTGCAGCATTGGGTAATCGAACGTTATTAATTTTACTCATCGTAGGCCATCCGGTTGAATATCCACGCGAAGAGTACCAAAGCGCCAAGTACTATCAAGAGTATCGCTTTCCATGCTCACGGAAATCTGTCTACCGCGAGCTCTCGTATCTACTTTATCCGTAGTAGGATCAATTACATAGGGATCTAGTGAACTAGGACTTGCCGTAGTAGACGGATATGCTCGCAGTAATAGTCGCATTGTAAGGTCGCCTACAAAATTCCTAAAGTCAGGGATAAAGCGCTTCATAAACAGCATTTGGTCTCCATCGCCAATATCAAAATAACCTGACCGTAAATACGCAGTTATGGGCTGATCGACGGCATTGGCGCCTATTTCCTGTAAATATACCAAAGAACGTCCTGCTGTTAATCCATTGATAGTAGTTCCAATAGGTGTTGCAGTGCTTGTTGGCAGGTATTCAATTCCAATAGGCTGGTCATAGGTACCCGTATCTGTCCAGGCTGTTCTTGCCATAGTGCCAATAGACCACACACCTTCTATGTAGTCATAGGTAACATAACGGTCAATATAGTCAGAGGTAAACGAGCAATAGAACCACGTTACTTCATTGTATTCGGAGTTGACGGCCATACATATCTTAGGGCCTTGGACTTTATTTAAGTCTTTAAATACATAGTCCTGAACAGTGCATGGTATTTTCTTTACTGTACCATCAAACACATAAAAAGCACCCGTTCCCATCCACATGGCTACACCGTTGACATCCGCTGACGCGTGGGCCCCGATCAATCCACAGTTAGTACCTAACTGAGAAAAACCAAAGGTGTACGGAGGACCTACATACTGCATGCCATGTAGCGAAGTATCCGTAAAGATAAGAATTTGACCACGTGAGCGAATGGCCGATACGATATGACTACCGTCCGTGAGCCGTTGTCCACCCGCCGTATTTGTTGCAGTAGGTTCAAATTCCGCGATGTTTTCCTGGTCTGAAAAACGCACAAACATAGGGTCTTGGGATGTTGTAGTGCCAATTACGTCCTCTGTTCCAAAGCATATTAAATGCCTATCAGGGGTGGAAACAAGCGCAAATGTACTCTTCGTTGGAGCACCTGCAATCTGAACAGCAGGAGTTCCTGCACCTAAACTAGTATCCCAAAGGTACGTTCCACCGTCTACCAATTGGCATATAACGTCTTCTCCGTAGTTATCTAACTGCCATATGCGTGACTCAAGAGATGACCCTAGTACCACGGAAGGGCTGCGAGGTGTTCCCCATGTAGAAAGACCCCATGTGCCTGTTCCCCATCCATAGTCAAAATAACTGATGTCATCGCCAACGCTTATTTGATATGTAATAGTGGCCGTACCTACCGGGCCAGCAGTGCTTGTAGCATTGACCGAGGCCTTGATGGTGTATTGAGTAGCGCTGATAATATTTTGTACTTCATATTCACCCGCCAGGGTGGTATCAGGAATGCCTCCTGGATTACCTGTAACACTAGATAGCGTGACAAAATCTCCTTCCCGCATGTCTAGGGTAGACTCATTCACTTTTACTATGTCACTGCCTATTGTGGTATTAAAAGTCGCAGTCGTTGTCGTTTCTCTAATCGGAGTGATATCCGACCACTGTTCATTACTCCCCACATAGAGTTTACGGGTAGTCCCAACAATAATATATGGAACACCGTCTAAAGCATTCCAGGTCATTACATCACTGACCATGCCTATTAGGTATTGAGCTGTGCCATTAAAATGCTGCCAGCCACCTATTTTTTCAGGTAGTCCATCTTGAAAACGAACATAGTCCCCGTCTACCCAGCCTCCCTCGGCTCCGTATTCGGTGTTTTGCTTATCAATGCCTGGCTTTAGTGTTAGTTTTAATAATGGCATATTACTTACCTATTGCTTCGTTATTTTCAAACCAGTCAATGAGTGCATTGAGTTGATCGCGTATCTGTTTAGATTGCTCAAAGTTCTCTACGACGTTGGTAAGGACTTGCTCATCTGTAACAACGGAACTGGTAAGGGGGGTCTCTTTAGTAGTTCTTGTGGCGGTTTTGGGCACGTTCCCTGTAAGAGCGCTGTTCCACAAGCTGAGAGCATTGCTGTCAACAAAACATATCCTGTTATCCGTAACATCTTTTACCTTCCTTTTTATATCACGATAGACGATAACTTGCTCGGCTTGATGGTTCTGAAATTTAGATACCGCTTCCCTAGCATAGTCATCGTATGCGCGTTGTAAGTCTATTGTTTCTTGCAGTGCTTTTTTAAGTGCAGCGTCGTGGCGCCATCCGTTAGTTACCCAACCTGCACTAAAGGCTATAAAGACACTGCCTGCAATTAAAGCGTGTTTAAAGTTAAAGGTCAAGGGTATCACTTAGATACCCCAGTTGTAGTTAAAAATCGGAGTACAACATTAATCCCCGCCATTACGCCTATTATTCCTAGAAATACGCGTGGGTCGAAGTAGCCCTGTACAAGTGTAAGTGATGCCTCAACCGCTGCACCGACAGCAACAGCCACATTAAACCAAAGCACTTTAGACTTATACCACTTCTTCATGCAATCCCTTTTGTGTAACTTGTTTTGCCTTTGCCAAAATGCGCAGTGAGCACTTCTCGTCTGTTGCGTGGGTCTATGCTTAAGTGTATCCACGTGCCTTCATATATGAGCTGGTCGAATTTAATCGGTGACTGCGCGATCTTGTTGGCTATTTCTTTCGGTGTACCAAAGCCCGGACACGTAAAATCAACGGCATAACCCAGTACGTGCGCAGATAAATCACCACTTCCAATAGCACGATTAAGAGCAAGGCTGCGATAGCCACTAGATATACGAATGGAATTATTGCCCAAAAGGCTACGAACTTGCTCCAGTGTAGCAGCCAGCATGCGTAACTTTTCCGTGACGGCTGGCCCTGGGATGTTGTCGATGCCTTTACGCAGCGCTGTCTCTGATGCGGTAAATTCATTTAAACTAAAGTGCTCCGAGAGTTTCATGCGTTACTCATAATAAACGTTAATAGTTCCGCTATCAAACTGGTCGGTACCATTGACGAAGGTTACACCAACGATGTTTACATTACCTACTACGGTAACATTCCCACAGGTTGTCATCATAAAGTTTGTAACACTTCCACCAAATACGCCAGACCATGTCCATACATCTCCAAGTGCGCGTGTAAATGTCACGGACCCCGTTATGTTAGAGGAAGCTGAGCCCTGACTAATCTCTGCTCCCGTTGCAGACGCGTTATAGCTACCTGCAGTACCTGTAGAAGTTTGGTTAGTCTTAGAGTTTTTATATCCAGAGGTGGTTAGAGTAGTTACTCCTATTTGAAATATTATAGGAGAGGTACCTGAAGTATTAGCATCCGCTATCAATATAGTAATTTTCCTAACCCAAGAAGGAATTGCTGTATACGTAAGCGCTTGAGCACCAATCAGGGAAAATGATGTCTCAACGGTAATAGCGCTGCCCCAGGCAGGCGCTGAAGTTCCAGTTGACCTTAATACTTGTCCTGTTGTACCCGCTGCAACAAAAGATGTAGCTCCTGAACCAGTGTTGTATGGAACTTGACCTGCGCCACCAGAGGCAATATTAGTTGCCGTTGTTGCCGTTGTTGCCGTTGTGGCGTTTCCCGCAGTAAGGCTTGCTGCAGTACCTGTAATATTTGTACCAACTAAAGTACTAGGTGTCCCTAAGTTTGGTGTGACTAAAGTAGGACTAGTAGCAAACACAGCAGAGCCAGTACCTGTTTCATCTGTAAGAGCAGCAGCTAGATTGGCACTTGTTGGAGTAGTTAAAAATGTTGCGACTCCTGTACCTAATCCACTTACGCCTGTATTCACAGGAAGACCTATACAGTTTGTCAAAGTACCTGATGTTGGAGTACCAAGTGCAGGTGTTACTAAAGTAGGACTAGTAGCAAACACAGCAGAGCCAGTGCCTGTCTCATCCGTTAACGCTGCTGCTAAGTTAGCGCTTGATGGCGTAGCTAAGAATGTCGCTACACCTGTACCTAAGCCCGATACGCCTGATGAAATAGGCAGGGCGGTACAGTTGGTTAAGTTACCTGATGCTGGTGTGCCTAAAATTGGTGTGACTAAAGTCGGGCTAGTAGCAAATACGTTAGCACCTGATCCTGTCTCGTCTGTAAGTAACGCGGCTAAATTAGTACTTGAGGGCGTAGCTAAGAATGTCGCTGCGCCGACAGCTAGTCCTGAAACACCTGACGCTATTGGAAGACCTGTACAGTTTGTCAAAGTACCTGAAGTAGGGGTGCCTAATATCGGCGTTACAAGGGTAGGGGTTGTTGACAATACGTTATTGCCAGTCCCTGTAATCGCAACTGCACCTGTTCCCCCGTTAGCTACGGCTAAATTACCGGCTAACGTAACGACACCCGTCGTAGCGGTAGAAGGAGTAAAGCCTGTTGTCCCTGCACTAAACGAAGTAACTCCCGCTGAAATAGCACCGATTTGATTAACTACAAACGCAGTTGAAGCAATTTGCGTAGTGCTAGTGCCGGTTAACGCTGTAGGAACGGTTGGTGTCCCAGTTAGTGCTGGAGACACAGAAAACACAGCAGAGCCAGTTCCTGTCTCGTCAGTTAACGCCGCGGCCAAGTTAGCGCTAGTAGGGGTTGCTAAGAATGTTGAAACGTTAGTACCCAACCCACTTACGCCTGATGAAATAGGCAATCCTGTACAGTTGGTTAAAGTGCCTGAGGTAGGCGTGCCAAGTAAAGGAGTAACTAGTGTAGGGCTTGTGGCAAATACATTTGCACCAGTTCCTGTCTCGTCTGTAAGAGCCGCGGCAAGGTTGGCACTTGATGGGGTCGCTAAAAACGTTGCAACGCCAGTGCCTAATCCACTTACGCCTGAGCCTACTGGAAGACCAGTACAATTAGTCAACGTGCCTGACGTTGGCGTGCCTAATAAAGGCGTCACTAATGTAGGACTAGTGGCAAATACATTTGCACCAGTACCTGTCTCATCGGTCAATGCAGCAGCTAAATTAGCAGAAGTAAAAGACCCCAATGAAGTGGCATTGCCCACAGAAGTAACAGCGCCCGTCAAGTTGGCATTGGTTGTAACAGTGCTTGCATTACCTGTAACGTTACCCGTTAAATTAGCCGTAATCATGCCAGCAGAGAAGTTGCCAGAAGCATCGCGTAACACCAGTGTATTGGCCGTATTAGTAGACGCAATAGCCTGACCTACCATCTTAAAGTCAGCCACGCCTACAGTAGGGTCATAATAGGCAAGGTATATTTGGCCCGTAGGGATAGTCAAACCTGTAGAGGTGGATGTCTTTAATACAACCGCTGCATCTGATCCGTTGGCCACGACATATATATGACTAGCCGCGGGTGCGATAATATTGCGGGATACGCCCGGTGTCCCTGAGACACGGATCGCGGCGCACCGTGATTGGTCATACAGACCATCTACGGAGGTTAAGGTAATATTGCCCGAAGTAACATCAATAGCCGCCGTTCCAGCAATAGCGTCTTCAATTAAGGTGCCTAAGTTAGTGTTAGTAGTCGTACCCCAAGTACCAGACTGTTCACCAGTTGTGATAAGTTGAATACGTAAAAGTGGTGAATAGGTACTTGCCATGATGTAATCCTTTAGTTTACTTTAAGGTGCTCAGAGACACTGAAAACCCTGTGACCATTACTGTAACGTTTTGTGGTGCTTGCACTTGTATTTTGGTTGTATCTTCTTTTTTTGGGACAGAAGTAGTCATAAGGTGGCCCTTTTAATTACTTGTATTTTACTGCATTTTCGTATATATGCAACACTTACGGCTGCGAATCGTTTACCTCTACCCAATTAGGGGTTTGTCCATCATTTACATTAGTCCACGTACCAGTCTGGGTATCATTTATCGGTGTCCAGTTAGGTGTTTGCGTATCAGACACATTTACCCAAGTTACGGTTTGTCCGTCGTTTACCCCAGTCCACACTACTGTTTGCGCATCGTCCACGGTAAACCACCCGTATCCAACAATTAAATCAGCTATGTCTGTAGCCTCAGATATAAAACTAGCAAATACAGCTTGCGCTGCTACTATATCCGCTGTTGTTAAATTCTCATTTATATCGCTTTGAAATAACGTAATACCAACTTGACTATCCGCTAATACTGAATTTTCGGTTAGGCTATCTGCAAGTACCCTAAATACTACGCTGGTATCGGTTACATCGCTGGGTTCTGATACACTACTCGCAAAAACAGCTTGTGCGCTTTCAGCGTCTAATATTGTAATGCCTTCAATTTTACTAGAAATAAAGTTTGCCTGAGACGATGTTATATCGTTAGCTGTTAACCCTTCGGTATTAATTGCATTAAGTATCGCATCAAAAGCTTGCGTATCTGCGGATGTTAACCCTTCAGTATCAATTGCACTGAATATCGCAACAACTGTTTGCGCATCTGCGGAGGTTTGTATTTCAGTTAAAGACACAAGAAACACAGTTTGTGCACTGCTGCTGTCCGCAAGTGTAACCGCCTCGGTAATTGCAGTGACAATTAAATTGATTGTGTTAGGTAAATCAGCAAGAATACTAGGCTCTGAAATATCTACACTAAATACAAATCCAGCAGAAGAAGTATCTGCTAGTGTTGTAGACTCTGTAGCAGAACTTGCAAAGATACCTAGCGCTGAAAGTATATCTGCTACCCCAGAGTTTTCAGTAATATCAGCAGAAAGTGGGGGGGAGCTTGTTGAGTAAACAAGGATAATTGCGCCTTGTGCGCCAGCAACCCCTGGGTAGGTAGTTGATCCTGTTCCGTACCCTGCGCCACCTCCCCCTGCGCCATAAAGCCCCACCACACCTGTTGTATTTGCTAGATTGGTTGAACCGCCTGAACCGCCACCTGAGCCAATACCACCAAGAATATCTGCACCATTACCACCATTACCACCAGCAAACCCTGATGCCGCACCGCCTGAACCGCCACCACCTACTGTACCTGCAGTACCTTTACCTGTTGCAACAGAAGCGCCGCCGCCTGTAGCGGATGAGTTATTACCACCTGAACCGGACAATGGTGCTGTTGTACCGTTACCGCCAGCAGTACCTCCACCATTACCGCCGCCACCTCCACCTGAATTAGTCGCAGCTGTAGTTGCCCCTGAAACTCCAGTACCCCCGTTACCGCCATTACCGTTAACTCCAGCAGCGCCACCTCCACCACCACCTCCACCAAATTCTGAAAATACTCCGGTAGTACCCCCTGCACCGCCGGTACCCCCAGTATAAGTCCCTGTACCGCCAGAACCACCCGTTGAAGCAGGGGGCGGAGCACCAGAGGAGTTGGCCATTGATACGCCTCCTGCACCTCCTGTGGCAGTGTTGGTTATATTCCAAGTTGTTGTACCTCCAGCGCCTCCACCAGAGGCTACAGCGTTACCTGGACCCGCAGCACCAGCAGCACCAATAGCGTAAGTAATTGTTCCACTTAATGTCTGGTTAGTAAGAACCCTAAAACCACCCCCACCACCACCTGCACCAGCGGCTTTATTAGCATTACCAACCGCTATTACGCTACCTGAACCGCCACCGCCACCGCCAATAAGATAGATGGAGTTATTGGCGTTGTTCCAATCAACCGGTGTTGTAAAGGATGTTCCTGATGTTAAAATGTAAGCCGAAGTTGCTGCACCTGATGCAAAAGCAATACCACGGTTGTTGCTTGTATTTGTTGAGTTAGCACCAACCCAAAATGTTACTGGTGTTGTATTTGTTCCAGCTATATCCCTAATATTTAAGTAATTAATGCTTGTTGTTTTATTGGTAATTGCTATTGATGCTTGTGTGCCAGCAGTATTACTATTAATTGTTACTACATTACCTGTTGTACCTGTAACAGACCAAGTTGTAATTGTTGTTGTTGCGTTATTATTAAAGCTAACTGTATGTGCTACTGTTTTAGTAGAAGCTATTTCAGAAAAACTATTAGTTCCAAGAATAGTTAAAGTTGATGTTCCTGTTGTACCGCCAATAGTTAATTTATTATATATAAGTGAAGAAGCAAAAGTTCTTGTACCTGTTGTAGTGTCTGAAAGAAGAATATTTGCAGTTCCTTTGGTAAAGGTGAGGTTAGTTATTGTTTGTATATTCCATACAGTACCTGTACCTGTCACAGTCCATAAACCTGTACCCATTGACAAACTTCTTACGCTTGTACTATTTGAATTGAACGAAGGTATTGTTACGTTGTAGATAACTGCATCAAATCCCCCTGTATTTACAACAAGAGTTGAAGTTGTTGTTAAAGCATCTCCAAGTGATAAAGTGCTACCACTTCTTTTATTAATTGCAATATTACTAATTGTTTTTCCAGCCGTTGTTAATGTTTGTGCGGCATTACCATAAAAAGTATTATTGAATGATGTCGCTGTAATCCCTGATCCAAAAGTTACATTACCTACAATATTTTTACCTGTTATGGATAGGGTTAGTGCACTTGTTTTTGTTGAACAATCAATAGTTCCTACAAAATAAACAGTACTACCTGTAATAGTCGTAGCCGTACTGCTATTATCAATAACAGCCGTATCTTGAGCTAATGGAAAGTTGTTTATGTCAGGTGTACCACCACTTGAAGTAGCCCACCCTGCTGCCTGCCAGTTTTGAGAACCAGCTAATAATCCCCAATAAACTGTTTTAGCTGCTGGGAATGTAATTCCACTATTACCTGTGGTATCACCACTTCTAGTTCCTGACCAAGTAGCTGCACCTGCTCCGGTGATACTCTGAAAGTCGGTATCAGTTAAAGATACGACTGCGGCAGTAATAGTTCTATTTGTCCCTACTACATCAGAAGTCAAAAAAACTCGGTACGTTGCGTTTGTTCCAGCAGAAACAGTAAATGTGCCGTTTACTGTTTGATTGCCTGTAAATGTATAGGTAGATAAACCAGCAGTATTTGTTTTACCAGAAATCGATAAGTTATTAAACGTATTTGTACCAGTAAAACTAAATGTCCCAACTGAAGTGCTTGTTATGTTTACGTTATAAAATGTTTTTCCAGCGCCAGCAAAACCAATACCAGCAGCTGAAATAGTTACGTTTGGGATAACTATTGTTGACGTACCAGCATTTAATGTAAAACCTGTATTTGTTACCCGAAAAATATACTGAGTGTTGGTAAGGGTAATGGTTGAAGAACCTAAATTTACAGTGCCTGAAGCCCCTGCAAAGTTTAACTCACTTGATAGAGATACATTAAAATTGTTTGTATTAAACACTGTTAACGTATTGATTAGAAATCCACCTGCGTTACCGGCACATGTAAGGCTATCTAATAAATTCCAAGTACCTGTTCCAAGCGTGTTGTTTGAACCAGTATTGTTAGTTAGTATTTTTCCAGCGGTAGTTATGTTGTATGTGCCTCCAGAGGATAACCCTGTAAGTAGCAATCTCCCTTGAAGCGCATATGTCATCCCGGCAAATAAAGTAAAACTTCCTTGAACGGTAAGTGTAGTGTTGCCTGCTAGAGTTCCAGTAAAGTCTGTACAATTAAGTGAACCACAAGCAGGAGGGGATGAAAGAGTTACAACCGAGGCACCTGACGCAGCATCAAAAAATACTTGGTCAGCAGACGTAGGGACAGTTTGACCACCTGCACCACCAGGAGTTAAAGCCCATTTAGTTCCAGCAGTTGCATCCCATGTTGCTGTACCACCAACCCAATATCTAGATGCCATTAGATGGCTCCTACAGGCGAGTCTTCCACTAGAACAGCGTCAGCTGGGATTGAATCAACAACGGTATCTTCGGGCAAAGGAGGAGGTGGAGGTGCAGTAATAACTGCAATCCAGTTGTCTACCCGCTCTTGTTTCATAGCATCTATTTCTTCTTCTGAATAGGCGTGGTCATCCGCAAGATACAAAGCATCCCTATACACGCCATACTCAGTCTGAAACTCAAACTCTACTTTAATAGTCATAACCCACCTCTCAGTAGATTATGATGTTGCTGTAGTGCTATACGTTACGTTTAATACGTCTGTTGAAGCAACGGTTTTGTTACCGCCAGTAAAGCTACCTGCTGAGTACAATGTACCTGTTGTATTATCAATTGTGGCAGAACCGTTGATATTGATAAAGCAACCTGCTACTGTACCTGAACCAGTAAATGTAAACGATACCGCTGCAGCGCCTGCTTTAGTTGTTACGTTTGTAGGAGTTGTACCAGATGATGTTGCTGAGCTAAACGTAATTGTTGGGCGGCTACCTGAGTATGTAGGAGCGTTAGCCAAGCCAGACTCTAACCAACCTGCGTGAGATGCTTGTGTATCTGCAGCTGCATAGGTAGGAGCGGACGCGCCAGAAACTAAACCCATACGGGCTGTTGCTGTATATGCACTACCTGACAAAAGAGTATCTAGCATTAACTGTTTTCCAACAGCTACTACTAAGTTTCCAATGGTATCTTCCCATTTTAAATTGCCATCTTTGTCATAGCATTTAGCTACATAGTGGCCTTCCATACCGACTTGTTCTACAAAGTCAGCTGTTTTAATTAAAGCGGCGCTGCTGATGTCGCCAAATCCTGCTACTTCTTTATGCATAATAAACTCCTAAGAAATGCGAATAATGGCGTTAGTTGCGTCCGCCGGTGGAAAAATAATTGTAAAGTCACCTGACGTTGATATCTTGTCGGATCCAAAATCTATCACTGCAACAGAGGTGTCATCTGTACTATTATATATTAAAGCCCCTCTGGCCGTAATAGTAGCGGAAGGCCACGTTACATCTGCAAAATCAATAAAGGCGGTAGTCGATCCACCATTTGTTGGAATTTGAGACACAGTAAGTACATTACCTCCTGCAGTATATCCTGTTCCTACTACTTCATTGGCCGTTGAATACACGGTAGTTGAGGCGTCTAAGGTCGCTGAAGATGTATACAAAGCCATCTTGTATACCTTAGTGGTGCCAGTATTAAAGTTTTGTGCGCCACTTAGTAGCTGTACTTTAAAACTAGTGCATAATGCCTGTGAAATTGCCATGTCCAGCCTTTATTTTGGTAAATGTAATAATACCAGATAATCCATTAAATAGTTAAGGCCCTGGAGAGGGCGATTTAACCACCAATCTAGCCATCCCGTCACGCCATTCATCTCTACGACGACGACCTTGTTGCTCAACACCAAGACCTTGAATAGCTTGTTTATAGCTGTTTTCAAAGTATCCCATGAGGTCAGAAGGACCTTTAGTGTAGCTATATGCTTGAATTAAACAAGCATACATTAAGGCTTCTGGGGCATTGATACTGACCCATGTTTCTGGATTAGTGGAAGATAATTGCTCTGGTTTGCGTATATAACCTAGTTCAACGGTGTAATAATCGTCAGGAGTAGGTGCAATATAGAACGTATTTTGGTCCCAAACGGAGTAGAAACGAGGCGTTCCAGTCGTGTTTCCGTTAGGCCAATATTCCTTCATGTATGAAGTATCCCTGAATTCAAGGAATAATTGCTCATTATCCTTGGTCATCATGATATATCGGTGCGTCAGAATGTCGCTAGGAGCCGTTAAAAACTTGTTCCCTAGGGTCATGGTACCAGTGACCTCTAATTTAAAGACATCTAAATCAATGTCCCTAAGAATACGGTTCTCTGCCATCAATATAAACGTATTACACACCGAATCAGTAAACACATCAGCGTCTACTTCGGTGTAGTTACGAATATTGGTTAATAATTCATCATATGTCATGTTATTTGTACCCTAACAGTGCCTACAGAACCTTCTGCAACAAGATCTTTATCTACTGGATATGGACGCATATCTACTGAGTTATTTGCACTGCCAATACTTTGGAAAGCCGTATCGCCTGGAGCATTTACATAAACCTGCATAGGTTCTACGCGATCAGGACGTGGCTGCTCAAGTGCTTGAGCATCAGGAACAAACTGTAGTGGCTCTAGTTGAGGCTCTTTTGGCTCATAGTCATCCGGGCAGACTTTGAATCCTCGCCAGTTTTTTCTTAATACGTTGTACGGATACCGCTGGCCGCAGTAGTCACATAATCCATACGAAAACTTACCTGAGGCATATCCCACATTAGTATCCCATTACAGCAGGCACAATATAAAAACTTGCCGTATCTCTATCCTCTGCAGCCGCGCGAGCAAACTCTTCTTCGTAAATGCTTTTTAAAGCCTGTGTGCGTTCTGGCGTATACTTCAAAGACAAGTAATAAGCTAGTCCTGCTGACAAACAAGGCAAGAAACGGAAGTTAACGTCTGCAGTGTTAGAGTAGTTACCCGCATCATCCATGCGTTTAATACGGTAATATCTAAATTGATACGTTGCATCTAGATTTGGAGCAGGGTAGAAATATACCTTAGGCACATTAGTGCGTTCTACATAAAACTGCGCAGGACGAGCCTGTGTTGATTTATCTGGAATATGTAGATACTCTGCTCGACTAATTCTATCAATAACGATATCTACAGGAGGGCTTTGAGAACTATCTCGTATGACCGCAGACAATACGTTAACCGTGTCTGCGTCCAAGTCAATAACCTCTTCCCCTACCCCTAGATTATAGGTAGCAAGTTCAATAGTCCAAAGGTTCAGGCCACGATTTGCCCACTCTAAAAACATTAGATTGAGCGAACGACGAGCAGATTTAAGCTGATTACCGTTGGTCATCTGCATGCCGCAACGTTCAAAAGCCTCTTCTATAAGCTCGTCAATCTGTAAATCAAATATCGTGGTACCTGAAGTAGCCATTTAGCAGCTGCCACCTTTTTTCATTTTTTTAGCACAGCCGCCGTCTTTCATGCCCATTGCCATGCGTTTGCGAGGACTTACGTCACCGCCTTCTGCCATCATCATTGATGGTCTACTACCCCGCAAGCTACTTAGCATGCCTCCTTTTGTTGGGGCAGCCGTTGGGGGCGTTGGAGCTTTTGAAGACATCATTTTATTCATCGTATTTTTAGCCGCGCCTGCTATTGCTTTTGTTATAGCCCCGCCGTTAGCTAAAAATACTGGACCTGTTGTTTTACTAGTGCCCTTTACCATTTTGTTTTTAGGACCTTTTTCAATACAACCGCCACCGGCAGTCGCTGCACCCATACCTTTTCCAGCCATAATATTTCTCCTTAATTATTACTTTTCAGCAAGTTTATCAATTTTTGCTTCCAGACGGTTAATGCCGTCGTCAAACCGTTCCATAATTTTTTCAATGTCTGCCCTAACTTCTGCACGCGTAATATGATCACGGGCTATCTCCTCTCTCGTTCGATTAAGTAAAATACTAAGCCTATCTAAATCTTCAAACTTAGCTTTAAGTAAAAAGCCCATAATGGCTACCATAAAAGATAGCACGATATTCCATACCATCATTTCCATTATGCAACACTTCCGTCGTTCTTAATCAGTACGATGTTTAAGTATGCACTGGCAGAATTGTTTGCAGAAGAGCCTATTGCAGTTGCGCCTACGCAATTCTTTTCTGGAATTATGTACGGATATGTAAAGTCGTATTGCACAGAGCCATTATTTAAAGTAGACACTGCACCAACACGTAAAATGTCATCTGGGCCATGCTGTTTAAGGAACGCAGTAACAGAAGTAGAGCCTGTTACCTGACCTGTGGTGACAAGTCCTGTAGTTAAATAGCCTGTGTAACCAGCTGGAACACAGTAGTGCGCAGTTGTGCGGTTATTGTAGCCAGTTGCAATGATGTCGTATAACACTGCTGGAACACCTGCTGTTACTACGCCTGTACCTGCATTAATATTCCCCGCATTTACGCCGCCTGACCCTGCTGTAGTTACGTAAAAACCGTTTATATAAAGGTAGCTATTCCCTGTATTTACAGAATTTTGTCCATCTAAAAGGACAGACTCGCTAATTTCGTTGTAATTTGCATCAAGACCAAAAATAGCAATTGTTCTTGCGCCCGTACCAGCTGATGTATCGTTAGCGCTAGTAGAGCTTATCTTTAAAACAGAGGCCACAGTAGGATGTGGTATGGTCCCGCCATCTGGCCATATAGATTCTTCAGATGTATCTACATCTGGATTGTAGCCAAACACATTTATAGCTGAGTGCATCGTGATTTGACCGCGAGCTACTTGCAGCTCAAACGGCTCATACGTACCTACGCGGGTTATTGATGAAACTATGCTCATATTAATCTCCTTAGATTATAAGCGGGGCCGAAGCCCCAAGATTAATTAAGCAGTTAAGTTGTTAGCTTGAACGTATCGAACAGTGATAACGCCTGTGCCAGAACCTGTATTGGTAGAAGTAACAGCAATCTTAACGTCTGTAGTACCTACATCAATAAATGCTAATGTGCGGGTTAAATCGGTACCCGGAGTAACTGATAATACACCAACTGCTGCACCATCAACGGCGCCTGCGGCTGTAAACTTAGTAGCTAAAACTGTTGTACCTACGCCAAATGTAGTGGCTGCATTGTCCCAAGCTTCTGTAACCCATACGTTAATTTCAACGATTTGGCTGTTTGCTGGGATTACGATTGATGTTACTGCTGAAGTTTGTGTGATTGCTGATGATTGAGCCATTACAACTTGACCCACGTTAGCAATGTTAGTGCCTACTGTGGTACCTGTAGTGTTGCGGATGTTACCGGCACGTATTGGGCCGCTGAATGTG